CCAGTAGTTAATTGAAATCCTGCCCCACTACCACCAGCATCCATTTGAATGTGTTTTGAATTATTATAATTTGATATTATTGCTGGTACACCATTCTTTTGAACCTCAAGCATTTCAGTAAATGTTGAAATCCCAGAGACACTTAGATTATCAAGATAAGTATGACCATCTACATCTAAATCCAAAAGAATATCTACACTAGCATTAATATCTACAGTATCTCCAAATGTTGATAATCCAGTTACGTTTAAACTACCAACCTCCAAAGTACCTTGTGATTCTCCAACTTGTCCAAGAAATTCATCTGCATATATCTTACTCCAAGGAGCAGTAGTCGCACCAATGTCTTGACCAGTTCCACCACGAAGTAAGTTACCACTTGAGTCGATGGTAACTTTATCACTTCCATTCACATGAAAGATTAAACTATCATTATTATGTTCATAATTTATAGCACCGATTTCAGTTGCATCAACATCACTAAATGTAAGATATGAATTACCTGATGATGTACCTGATTTGATATCCACCTTTGCCCATGATCCACCACCTGAATCAGTTGTTCTTTCAAATCTAGCTATGGTTGCTATAGGACTTTTAACATGAAGTTTATATAAACCAGGATTGGTGGTTCCGATACCAACTGCACCAGTTGACAAAATCGTAATTTTATCCGTTGCCTTTGTATTTCCAAATCCACCAAGTCCAATATGAAAATCTCCTACTCTGTCAAATGTCGTATAACCGTGATTCCAATTAGTTAATCCTATATTACGAGTAATATATTGAACTCCTGATCCTTGATATGTTCCTGAAGGATTTTCACCCTGTAAACCAATGGTCGCATCATCATAGTTATAATTAGCATTATCAACAAAATCTTTTGCACCAAAAAGTGCAACTATACCTCTACTATTTGCACCTGCGACATGTAAAGGTGCTTCAATCAGATCAGTTCCGATACCAACATTTGACTCAAAAATTGAATTACCCTTGAATGTTGATAAACCAGTAACAATTAAATCTTTAGTTGTTGTGAGTCCAGTTACACCTAAAGTTGCTATTGTGGATATTCCTGTAACTGTTAAATTACCGATGGTGCTCTCGTCAACTCCAATTGAGTCAGTTCCTATTATTTGTTTAATGTATAATCTTTGCCATGATTTTCCATTCTCACCTAAATCAAAAGATTCCACACTTGGTGTTAAATCAGATTCAACATATTGACCTACCTTTAAATTACCTGTCATTGAGGTAATACCAGTTACCTTCACACCTTCATTTGAAGTTTGAATTTTTTTATTCGCATTGTAATATATTGTTGTCGCTGATCCAACTGTTGCTGTCAAATATGGTTTATCATCTACTGTGCTTCTAATTTCTAAATCATCTGAAGTAATTAACAATTGTCCTGAATCATTAATCAACTTGGTACCACCAAGACCTAAACTATCATGTGCGATACTGAAATCATCATCATCACCAAAAATAATCTTTGTCTCATCAGGAAGAAATACTGAATCTCCAAGGCTAACAGTCGCACCAGTTGCTACAAAAACATTACCTCTAAAGGTAGATAATCCTGAAACAACTTCAATACCTGAATTAAATGTAGATAATCCTATAAAAGTTGAAAGACCAGAAACGAAAACACTGCCAGCTTTAATGTTATCGAGAGAAATATCATCATTAACATATAAATCACCTCCAACATAAAGATCTCCTCCAGTGGTTGTGATTCCACCTGCAGATGCAAGAGTTGTGAAACCAACAACAGATAAATTATTACCTACGTTTAAACTTTTTTCAATACCAACTCCACCCTGAGTTATTATAGATCCACTGTCTTTTGAAGTCGAATCATCAGCATTGTTTACAAATAATATATCATTTGCTGTTATAGTGGTGCTTGCTGACTCTAAAATTAAGTTACCAGTGGTTGACTCAACTTTATTACCATCTATTTTTACATTATCAACTTGTAATTGTAAAAATGTACCGACACCTGCAGCAAAAATATTTTTAGTTGTTGTGAATCCAGTGACATCTAACTTGTCAGTAACAGTAGCAAAACCAACATCAATATTTTCCGCATCTATAAAATTGGTATCGAGTGATCCCATTGTTGCAATACCAGAGACATCAATATTGACAAAGTTATTATCTATTGTTGTAATTTTAGCTGATCGTATTTCTTCTGTTGCAGTGAATATTCCAGTAACAACTGCACCAGTCTCTGCAGTTTGAAATTTTGTAATTCCTGAATGGTTAAGTAAAACTGAACTATTTTCAAAAGCTTGAAGATAATATTGACTCATGCCACTATTAGATAATACAAGTGAATCTCCAGCTAAAAATAAACTCCCAGTTGCTGATGTATGATCTATTTTTGAGTGTGTACCATCAAAAAATATTTCTAATTCTTTAGATAAATCAGAACCAAATTTTGCTTTTGCATTATCTTCAAATTCTAAAGAACTTTCAGATATATCCCATTCAACATTATAATTTGCTCCTTCAAATCTCACATCAGTTTCAAAGTCAAGACCACCTTGTTCTTGTGATGCAGTGAGGACTCCAGCAATAGTTAAGTTAGAAAAAGAAGATATACCAACGACATCAAGTAACACGGTGGGTTGAGTGCTCCCTATTCCCACCCTACTAGTTGATTCATCAAATACAAAATTAGATGCACCATCTACTAATCCAGTATCATCATGAAATTGAACATTTCCAAATGTTCCTCCTGCTCCAGTCGGAACAGTTGCTGCATTGGCATATTCTAAACCACCAGAAGCATTTCTAACTAGAAGTTGTCCCTGATTACCACTAAAATTAGTCGCATCAAAAAATGAATTTTCTAAACGAAAATTACCTAAAATATGAAGATTTTGCGTTGGTGCTGTAGTTCCTATTCCAACCGATGCAACTCCCACTGTAGAATCATCATAATTAAAAAGAGTTGCTCCTCCGAAATCTCCATTTTTATTAAACAATAGTTGACCATCAGTTCCTGGTGGATCTACACTTAATGTCACTGCAACACCAGGATTAGATAATCCTGTTCTATTCCCAATCGCAGTGATAATATTTCCTCTAAAATCTAGTTGAGTTGTACTGCTTGATCCTCCAACTAATGTCCCCTCCTCAAAAACACTTATTGCACCGGGTATTAATCCACCCTCTACTGGAACCCAAAATCTTTCACCAGGAAAACCTTGAACAGAAATTATTTGAGACCTTTGACCAACTGGTATACCAGAAGATGTGCCTCCTGCTGGTGGGTCAGCTAAATTAGGTTCAGCTTGTTCTAATCCAAGATATTGATATCTATCAGTGCTTAGATAAGCTTGATCGGTTCTTTTAACTCTCCCACTTAAATACTTTGGCATATTATGTCGCTGTGCTATTCTCTAAAATACTACAAATAAATTCCATCTGAAGTGGTCCAATTAATCCACCTGTAGTTGTTACTCCTACATTTACAGTAAAAAGGTTTGGAGAACCAACAATGGTAGTAACACCTAAATTATTCCCATTAGCTGCAGGATCTGTTGATCTTGGATATGATTTTTCTTTAAAATAATTATCTTGAGAACATTTAAATATAAGAGAATTATTATCAAATTCTATCTGATTTCCAGTAAGAAGATTATGAGGTGAAGCAGTCGTAACTGATAAAATACCTGTGACAGCATCATAACTAGTGCCTTTTCTTGGTGTAATTTTATCGTTTATTTGTGGTCCGTTTTTAACCGTGATTGAATCTGGTAATGATCGGATATATCTATGTTCTGATGGTCTAAAAGTATGTGGTAAATTATTTACTATACCAGTGTTAGTTTCAAAAGTTTTTATTCCAACAACTCTCTCAACGAAAAAAGATCTTTGAGGTGCAGGGAAAAGAGAACTTGTAATACCAGCAGTAGACGGGCAAGTAAAAGCGATACCTGCCATTGTAATCTCCTGGTCTACTCCTAATCCATGTGCATCGAGTGTTGTGACTGTTGTTAATCCAGTAGTATTATCATATTTGACATCCTGAATGGTCGATATGCCAGTTTGCACTCCTGAAATAACTATTGAATCAGAAACAATAGCAGTTCTCTCTAAAACTAATCTTCCATCTATAAGAATAAGTGCATCACTTGGTGGTATTTCAACATCTTTTACAATTCTATTATTTCTTAAATTACCTGCTGTACTGGTTGCAACACTTCTTCTACGATGGGAGAATGTAACGGTTGGAAAAGTAACACCAGCTCCTACATTTGAAACTTGTGCATACAAAATAATAGCAGATGTACCAACATTTGCCTCAAAAAGTGTTTGCTCTCCTGGTGCGACTGGAACTGCAATCGTTAAAAATTTATTTAGTGGTGCTACTGCCATTTATCTCAATGCTAATATTAATGGTGTTACTTCTGCTTGAATAGCTCTAGCAAAATCTCTTCCTCTAATCGTTGAAGTTGTTTGATCAATTTGAATTCCTTCTCCTATATCAAAATTACCTTTTTGATCGGTTGATGTGAATGGAATTTGTGCTCCACCAGTAGAAACAACTTCATTTCCCTTTATAGGTATTGCACCCTGCAAAGGTGTCGCTATATTTATATCCGTACCTGTACCGACATATTCAAATGAGTGAGAACTTGTTAGTATTCGACTTATTCTTTGAAGAGAGAATGGATCATTACTAAAAATTTCATAAGGTATGAATTCATTAAAAGTAACGGTTGTAAGACCAACATTAGTTGGAGGGGTAGCTGACTCTACAGTGAAAAATATTGGTTCAGTTACAGCAGTTGCTAATCCAGTATTACCCTCTATATCAACCACTAAATTTTGATTTGGTAGATAATTTCTTCCCTGTGCAACCACGTTAACACTTTCAATGGTTCCTGCAGCACTTACGTTAGCAGTTGCTTCTGCGATAATTCCCTGTGGACCTTTTGGAACTGTATTACCGTCAGCATCCCTAATAAGAATATTTGGAGGATCAACTGCACTGTATCCAGAAACATTAGCTCCTGGTAATATATTAACTGCTGATAATCTTTCTAATGGTGCAGTAATTCTTCCACTTCCTCCAGTATCTGGATAATTATCTAAATCTATTTGAAAAAATAAAGCTTGACCATCGAATGGTCTTCTTGGATTATTATTTACATCAAAAACCTCTGAACAAACTATGGTGTCAGTATCTGGAGTTGTGCTATTTATTTGAAGACCAGCTGGATTTACATTTGTTGCAATTCCAGTAAATAATGTTGAACCTAATCCAACAGCAACGAGTCCAAAATTACCAAAAGATGAGTTAGAGTTTGTTAAGTCACATTGTGCACCACTTGATGCGTATATTGCAATGTCAGTATTAATAGTAAATATTGAAACTAACTGAGCATATGCATCATTTGTAAGAGAGACTCCTATTCCATTTTCATTATATTGTGTAAATGAATCACATACCATAGATTTTAAATCAGCACCAATCGTTGATGCTGTTGCATTATCACCATCTATCCTCATACCAATACTACTTGTCATAAAGTTAGTGCAGTTTCTTACATATGGTGATCTCCATCTTCCACTTGGTCCTTCGGTTGCAGGTCCCGGCGCGGTGTAACCTGTGACAGCACTATTTGATCCAGCAGGTGGAGGGAATGCCACACATGCAGAACCTGTATGATCTATACCAACATTTGTTCCACCAAAGTTTAAGTTTTCAATTAAACATCCTCTTCTTACATGAAAAATATCTTTATTCGGATTACCTGCCTGAATAATAACTAATCTTAAATCCTCTCCTGTTACCGTAACATCAGTTCTCAAACCAATTGGATTATTCTCAATATAAATTCCTGGTCTTACTTTAATTGTATCGGTCTCCACTGCTATCGCAGCTGCACCTCCAATTGTTGCTTTTGCATCACCCTCCAATAATCCACTATTAGAATCTAATCCATTTTTTGATACCCAAATTGTTCTCTTTGTTTGAACACCAGATGGTCTCCACGATACTCCAGTTCCAACAGATGATAGTCTATAATCAGTTTTACCAGTACCGGGATTTGCAATAACATTATTTTGATCTCTAACAGGACCTTCTAAATCAACAATATTTGTAAATGTAGAAACACCAGTTGCTTTTACATCATCTAACTCTGTATGTCCATCTACATCTACATTCTCATTTACATTTAAATTACTTAATAAATTAGCATCACCACCTACAAATACAGTTGATCCAATACCAACACCACCTTTAATTGTAAGTGCACCAGTTTCTATGCCTACGCTTTGTGTTGTATTTGATATACTAGTAACACCAGCAACAGTAAGTGTTCCTTTAATATCGGTATTTCCATCATCTGAAGTTATCGTAAACTTATCAATTGATCCAGCAGTCTTAACTTTAAAAGTCTTACCATCTGCACTCAATGCAACATCATCACGGAAGGTAGCAGAATCATCTACATTTAACGTATCTTCTAAATCAACTGCACCACCAACAAATAATTTTTTAGCAATTCCAGCTCCACCGTCAATAATGACAGATGCATTTGAAATGCTTGTAGCATCTGTTGTATTATTGAAATTTCCTATTCCTTGAACTTCAAGATTAGTATTTACAGTTGCATTACCATCAACATTTAAATCTGTATCAAAATCTACGTTACCAGTTACATGAACTTGTCCAGTTACATCAAGTTCTACACTCGGATCAATATTTTTAATACCAACTCTAGACTGTCTATAGATTGATGCAGTAGCACCTGCTCCAAGAGTTCCCCATAAATCACTAGTGAATACAGTTACAAGACCAGTAACAGAACTTGCATCTCTTGCGGTAACAAGAGTAGTGTCAGTTCCAAAACCAAGACTATTTTTCTCAACAAAATTTACAATAGAAAATGATTGTCCAGCACCAACTTGACCACCTTGAGCTGGTGTGGGAACATAAACATTTTCATCCATAAAGAAAATGCCTTCAGTGAATGATGGTTCTAATGATACCCATGTTATACCATTCGCATCTTTACTTAAAAAATTACCGGGATCACCATCAAGGTTTCTGGAGTCATATATTTCCTTAGATATTCTAACACTTTCAGTTGTATGAAGACTTTGTGAAGGGCTAGTTGTACCAATTCCAATTGCATTACCTGAATGAACACGAACACTTCCATTAATATCCAGTTTAATATCCCCAAATCCAGATCCGTTGGCACCTTTATGTGGTTGTGTTATACCTATTCCAACATCATCAAAAGATGTTGTAGTTACACCTGAAAAACTTATGTATTTACCAGTTACATTTAAGTGTCCGTAATTTTCTTTAATAGAATTACCTGCAAAATCAAATACTGTATTGAAAGAAGGAATAAATGAAACAGGTTCACCAATCCCAAAATCCACTCCCGTTCTGGCAGTCACTATTCCAGAAAAATCTGAATTACCTAAAACATCTAAATCTTCTCTTACTAATAGATTATCCGTAGAAAGATCACCATCAATATTAAGTAAACCAGTCTTTATTGTTCCAGTATCTCCAAATAAGATACTACCTCTAATGTCAATATCTTTAAGAAAGACTACATCTTCATTAAATTGAGCTTTATTACCTGTAACTGTGATATTTTCTGACATTATACTGGAAAGTTAAAACCTGATGGAAGATTTATATTACTAGTGGCTGATTGTAATTGACCAGTCAATCCTCCCACATCTATACTAGATAGTTGATTTTGAATGTCGGATATCGGTAGGTTTTCTGTTATGTTTGCTAAATCACCAATACCAGACAATGCCCCAATACTTGGCGTCGCCAAATAATCCATTCCAACCTTAGTTGGTGCAAACACTCTTTGTATAAAACTTCCACTTGTCTTTTCTATTACATTTCCTAATAATCCTTTTGCATCTACTTTATTAGCATTTAACAAAATTCTTGCTCCGGCATTTAAATTAATATTTCGACCTGCTTTTAAATCAATATCAGAATCAGCTTTAATCTCAATACTACTACCTTTAATTCTAACTTGACCATTTTCATTTGCCGTAATCGTAATATCACCCTTCTTTGTACTTATTTGAACATCAACCCCACCAGCCTGTCGATTCAGTCCACCTATCATTTCTATTTTACCATCATTATGAATATGGTAAGTTCCACCCTCACTTAAGGCACATAAATGTTGTTCTTTATTATCAGTAACTGCATATAGCATATACACCACAGAACCACCATCACCCATTTGTGGATTTGCAGTATCAATTCTAAATTTAGGTCCGAGGGAAATAAACTCCCTTCCCTCCCAGTTTTCATTTGGTCTAGTCATTAATATCCTCCATACCCACTACCTGTGGATGTATCAGGTGTATTATCTGTAGTAGGTGCACTAGGTATTGTGTCAGTGATTGGTTCATCCATAATTGTAGTCATATTCACGTTTGTTATTTTATTTAAACTTTGTTGAGGTGTATCATAAATTATTTTATCATTACCAGAGTGAGATACTCCTGTCATTTTTGTGCCATCTGGCATAACATGATAATCTCCATAATAAGGTTGACCATTTATAAATCCAACTACTAAGTTGGTTTCAGGTCCCACACAATCAATGACTTGAACAATTTCACCTTGAGGATCAAGTGACAATTCTTTGATTATTGGTTTGATAAGTGCACCACTACCCGTTAACGATTCTATTACTATATTAGGTTTATTAGTAATTGCAATATTATTTATCGGTTGAGCTGAGATAATTCTACCATTACCTATGGTGACATTATATTCCAATCCATTACTATCAGTTACAGTTGCATCTTCATATCCTGAACCTGAATTTGCGATGATAGTATCAACAACACCAACTGATATGTTATCTGATGATATAACATCTGATGCATCATTTCCAACAGGATAATTTTCACCCTCAGAAATAATATCAACTGATGTAATTTGACCAAATGTTGATGAATTTGGGTTTGAGTCAATATTTGCTCTTGCGATAGCACCATATCCCAAATCACAAGGATCACTAATACTCACTAAAGGTGGTTTAACAAGATAACTAGATCCCGGATCTGTAATTTCAACACCAATAATACTTGCAGTTCTACTAATATCAGCAGTAACTTGTGATAAACCAGGTGTATTATCAACAAATTCACCCAATATGAGTTTACCTAATCCACCTTCACCGTCACCACCAAAAAATGTTATACTTGGAGAATCACAAAATGAGGGTTCAGCACATGCAGGATTTGGAAATGATGGAGTTCCAGAGGATACTGAATTAAATGCATCTGTAATGTTACCTATTGTACTTAGTAAATTGGGCACCGGCATGGCACCAGATCCTATTTTCTGTTTTTTAACTTTACCAACACATTTTGATTTATTTTGATTACAATCAAATAATCCACCAATAGAAGTAAACATGTCTGCAGAACTTAATAGAGCATCCTGCACTTTAAAAGATCCTGGTAAGATGCTACTTAATCCACTTAAGGGACCAGCTAAATCAGATGAAATTTGATTTGATATTTCATTTAACAAACCTCCTGTAAATTGCTCTGCCACACAATCCCCAGCTACCATTGAATCAGCTAAAAACTTTCCTAACAATCCTTGTATCGTAGAAGATAATCCTGATTGAATTTTACCAGGTAAACAATCTAAACCAGATTGTAAATTTTTTAAAGGACCAACCATTGCTTTTTGTGCTGCAATACCAGCTAATTCAGATCCTGTTGCAGCGAAAACTGTGGCATATAAGGATTGTAATCCTGATGATAAACCTGGTATCATATTTGAATATAATTTACCCATCATATTGTTTACCAATCCATTTGATATTGTTTCTATACTTTGAGTGGCAGAGGCAATATCAGTGAATAAATTTGTAGTGGTTGAAATATTTGAAGATAAATTTGACAATACACTTGATATACTATTAAAAATACTGTCATCACATGTATCTGCTGCAACCTCCTCAAATCCAAAACCTTTAGATGCACTTATTTCATCACCAGTTGCCTTTCTTGTAACTGGAGATTTTTGAGAATTACTATTTGATTCATTTGATTCACCTTTGTCTAATGTTCCATCACCCGTAGGCACATTTTTTGAAAATGCAGTTGATGGGGCAAATCCATCTTCAGGGTCTGGTGCGTCTTGTGAAACATCATTTGTTCTTCCAAGTGCTCCCATAATAACAGGCACTTGTGCATTATTACCATCAATAAAAAATCCTATGACTGAATCACCAGGACGATATTTTACACTTTGACCTTTATTCGCAGCACCAGTCCCTGCTGTTGCAGGGAGAAGAGCAATTGCCCATGGTAAATCAGCATCCTTTAACTCACTTTTACCACGAGGATGATATCCAATTATTCTAACTTTAAATCTATTTCCCCATCCATCACCAGTTACTTGTTTTCCTTGAGATTCAATCGGTGCGATTTTACCTACCCACCAAGTAAATCCATCTTGACCTATAAAGTTAGTTTTAAAAAATGAATCTTGTAACATATTATCTCCCGAAAGTATCCCTAGCTAGTGTCATTGATGAAACAGATTTTTCTGGGTCAAAATGATGAACAATTGATTGTATTAAGTATTTACCACTTATCTCTTCATCTTTAACACCTTTTTCCTTTACCGAAGATTTTAAAAATACACAATCAATTACATCACCTGCATCTAAATCTGTATTGCACGGAACAGAAATTTCTACCTTTTGAGTTGTTAAAATATTATATCCACTTACAGATTGAGAAAGGTATTTTTTAGGATCAGCATTCTCTTGTTTAGATACATCTGGTTCAATTGTTCCTACATCTAATACTTGAGTAAAAGTTCTTGATGGTTTTGTAATCACATCTTCAGGCAGAATATCTTCAATTTTCTTACCACCAAGGGTATTTTTACTTTTTGTTTTAAAAACTTGACCACTAACTGAGAAATCATTAGGATTAAAAAACAATCTATTACTTGAATATGCTCCTAATCTTAGTTTACGAATAATGTCTTGATTTTTATCAATTTTATAACTCTCCATTTTTAAATCCAAAGATGGTAAATCTGGTGTTGGTTTAAATGTTGTAGAATTATATTGAACTTGGGAGTAGACAAATTTAGACTTTGGTTTCTGATTTATTAAACTGTCTATTGATTTAAATTTAAATCCACTTTTTGTTTGAAAGAAAACGAATCCAGATGAACTATTGTTTTGTGATTCTTCAGGAACTGCTTTTGTTGCCAACCATGTTAGTGTTTTAAATGGTTTTTTTAAATTTCCTATAAAAGAATATTTGTTTTGTGTGGTATCAATATCAATTTTATTTTTACTTACACCTAAAATCTTTGTAAGTATCGATGTGACTGATTGTTTAATTGTACCAATATATTTTTTAGATACACTTGAGATTTCATTTGTTATTGCCTCTCTAGAAGATAAAGTTAGTAAAAAAGTTTCTTTTTGTGAACTTGATATCACATCAGATATACTCGTTACATACAAATCCAAATCTATTCCAGATCTATTTTTGACTTGCTCAATAATTTTTATTCTTACTTTTTCACCACCTCGTAATGGTAATCCATTATAAACTCCTTGATCATTTATCACGTTTCCTGTGAGTGAAACTCTCATTTTAGCTGTTACAACAGGAGATAATATATTTTGAAAGAATTCAAATGAAACAACACCAAGTCTTAGATCAACAGTGTTCTTACCATCGTTTGATGTAATTTCAACAACCTTATATGATGCTGGATCTTTTGCTGCCATTATAAATCTCCTAATTTTGAAAATAAAAGATCATCAATTTTTTTTGATTTTTCTTTTACAACTACCACATTTGAAGATGATTTTGTTTGCATCATATTATTACTCATATTATTATTATTTTGATTGTTTGAATTAATCACAACAGTTTTTCTTTTTTGTTTTCTAAATTGATTTATATTATTTACAGTTGTCATATTTTTATTATTTACCACTGATTTATCTATTTCTAATGTTTTGCTTATATTATTCACAGATAAATTTCCCTCTCTTGAATCTGCTTGTTGTAATGAACTTGCATCCGGAGTGTTATCTTTAAAATTTTCTAAACTAATATTTAATCCACCTTCTTCATTTAATAGATTAGAATCTGTTGATTCGAAACTTTCAGTCTGACCATAATTTTGTACTTTTTCTGTCATTGACATATTAGCAAACGTATTATATTCATCAGCAGAAACTTCTTTTTCATTAATATAAGTTTTGCCAGTATCCATATCAAGTCTACCACTAACTTCTTTTTTTGTAGAAATTGTTTCCTTTTTTGTGGTTAATTGCACTTCTTCAGTATCTTTTTTGTCTTCTTCATCTAACTGTTTTTTCTCCTCTGGATCAAATTCTCCAATGGTATTTTTTGTTTCAGTTTCAAAATTATCTATTTCTTGTTTTACTTGTTTCTCACCTGATTTTAAATCTAAATTCACTATATCATCATCAAGTTTTTTAAAGGGTTGAAATAAATTACCAATAAATTTTTTAATATTAGGTATTATGTTTTTAATAAAGTCAACAAATTCTTTTATCTTATCAATAATTACTTTAATTGACTCAATAATTTTTGGTATGTTGATAACTAACCAACCTAATAATAATTTTTTTATTGCTGATAAAATATTTGATCCAAATTTCTTTGGTTCAATTTTTCTATTTTTTTGTGGTATTGTGGGATTATCTTTATTCTCTAAATTTTGTTCTTTTTGATTTCTTTTTTGTCTCTCTAATCTTTTCTTTTCAAAAACAGATTTTATTTTAGATGTTCCTTTTTTAATAGTTTTAGATTTTTGAATTGATTTTTTTACACCCGAAATTAAATTTCCAGTTTTGGAAAACATCGACTTACCAATTTTCATCACTGACTGTTTCATAATATATTAAACTCTGATTGAGTTCCCATTAGATACATATTACTACTATCTTCTGAATCAAAATTAACTGTTTCTTCTTCAATTTCACCATAATCAGGTGAACCCATTGTTTGACTTCCACCTGCGTTTTGATCTTGAGATCCATCAATCACCACTACTTCATCTTCAGGTGCTCCATAATCATATATTTTCTCATTTTTTTGATTTACTCTAGTTGCATTTGTTGTAATTTTTGAATCTATTTTTGAAGTTTCTTCACCTTCACCAGTGGTGGATTTTTTAACATCCCTTGCGATATTTGCTACATCAGCTGCAGTTGATATTGCTGTACCCACACCAGGCACAGTTGATGCAACACCTGAAATTAGTTCAAGACCTGCTCCAAGTAAATCACCTTTTCTTGCTCTGTCAATTGCAAATGCAGTTCCTAAAACCAAACCAACTAAAGGTATTTTCTTTGCGATTAATTTTGCTGTTCCTTTTTTAACAGCACCTTTTGCTACTTTTTTACTTCCAGTTTTAAGTAATGATTTACTTACATTTTTTCCCTTTCCTACAATATTTTTTGCAATATTTTTTCCCTTTCCTACCACATTTTTTGCAAGATTGAGTCCCTTACCCCCTATATTTTTTGCTAATTTTAAGGCATTTGATGCTATATTTTTACCCAGTTTTAATATTTGTTTTCCTAATTTTGCTATTTGACCTCCCATTTTTGTCAACATTTTTCCTGCTGATTTTAATGATTTAAACAAAAATTTAAGACCTTTTTTAAATACTTTCGAGACAATTTTAAATAATTTTCCAATTTTAAAAATTCCTCCTTTAGCTAATAACAAAACTCCACCAACCACTCCTAATGCAACTGCCACATTCTTTGCTATGCTCCTTAACTTCTCCATATTACCTTCTTGGAAGGCTCTAAACGCTTGTATTCCTTTATCAGTCAACCAACCTGCAAATAAGGTAGTGAAAGCATCTTTTAATCTTCCTAAAAATCCTTTCACTTTTTTAAATCTTTCAGTTTGTGGTTTTTCTTTTTCAACATCTTTATCTGGTTCATCACCTGCTTCTAGTAACAATTCTTTTTTATCTAATTTTCTTTTTTCATCTAATTTAATTTTTTCTTTTTGCTCTTCTAAAAGATTTTTCCTATCTGATTTTTCATCATCAATAATAAAATTTTTAAGTTTATCAATACTTTTAGATTGATCGACAATATACTTTTCAATATCAGAGATGCTTTCTGCATTACTACCAACTGTTTGATTCTCTGCATCATCAGGATCGAACTTTACAATGGATCCAAATCTTGATGATTCATCACGTTTACCAAATACTTTACTTACATTTATTTTTCTTTGTTTAAATATTGCTCTTCTTTCTTTATTATTTAAAATTCTTCCTGTTTCAGGATCCACACCAGTATCCGCAGCATCCAAATTTGGATTACTCTGCAGATTAAATAATTTATCTTTTGAAACTTTAGATGCCACTTCCTTTCTGTTGACGTTTTAAATTTTCTTCTTCAATATACTGTTGTAATAATGAAATATAAATTTCCTTTTCCCAAGGAATCATATTTTCAAGTTCAGTTATTGAATATTTATGATGCTGCATCAAGGCAAAATTTAACTTATAGTATGACTCAAGACTTGTATGAGCCATACCTACTCGAAAAAATCTGATAATCCCTCCAGAGTTATTTCATTTTTTACCTTTGTCTTTGGGTTAAGTACTTCTACTGTATATGATAATTTAGGCATTGAATCAAAGAAATTTTCAACTTCCTTAAATTGTTGAGAGTTTAATTGTTCGATAAAATCAGTAAGTTCTTTTTTCGAACAATCGGATGCAGACCATGACTCCTCTTCATTATATACTTGATCAATACATGATGTGATTAAATCAAATGACTCCTTTAATCCCACTTCATTTGGATTAAAGTTTGAATTAATAAATTGTGAGAGAGATGGATACTTCATTCTCATTTTCAAATCATCATCCAATTTGATATCCTTAGTGTGTTTAGGATCTTTTACTATTTCTATATCGTCAAGAGGTATTACAACAGAAACCTTAGTTTTGTTGTCATCAGGGCATGTCACTAATACTTCAACGTCTTCTCCAACAGATTTTCCACGAATATTTAAAAACAAATATTCCATGTCAAAAGTTGATAATTTATCTACTTTTACACCTCTAGTTAATATACAACCTCCAATAACATCTTTTATAGCAGTTGTAATTTGTTTTACATCTTCAGACTCTAATGCAATTATTAATATTTTTTCCTCTTTGACAAGGAATGGTCTGTATCTTATTTTTTTTCCGGTTGACGGAAGAACCAATTCATAAGTCGGTGTTTTTATTTTAGGTAATGGCATAATAATATCAAATGTATTTTATTTATGTGAGTAATCGAAGTAAAGATGAAGTGAAATTTTCATTGTTTCCAAACTGTCTACTTAGACTTGAACTCTTTCCACAGATGTATCTGGTATAGGCAAACTCTACACTCATTTTTAAAGTATCAGATGATCCATATTGGACAGGAACAGATGAGAAGTTTCTAGGGAACATCTCATAAAATGTATACTCTATTGAATCCTTGTAATCACGATCAAACTTTATAAGTTTTATTTTATCACATTTATATCCATTTCCTGCATCCTTTGGATATCTCATTCGATAGTAATATCCATCCTGTTCTTTCGTAACACCTGAATTTTCTGATCCGTTTGATATGTAGTCCATCCAATGCTCAATAAACTTTAGCATTTTATATTGTTTATCTACATAAAAATCAAGATTAATTGTTGTATATATCCTACTATGCACCATAGGTTCAATCACACCCATGAAATTACCTCTGGTCTCTGTTGTTGCCAATTGACTTCCGGGTAAAGAGGCACTACTACATAGTAAACCTGCGTTTCTTAATACAAAAGCACGATCAACATTCTTACTACCCAAAAATCTTCTTAATCCCTCAGATAATCCATCAAAAGATAATTCATAATGAGATGTTTGTGCAGTATTTGCAACTATCCCTATGTAATCTGTTATTTTTCTCTTTGTTATCATTAAAACTAAATAGTTCGTATATTTATATTTATATATGTCCTATAAGGGTAAATATCAACCTTCATATCCAAAAAAGTATAAAGGTGATCCCACAAACATCATTTACAGATCTTTGTGGGAAAGAAAATTCATGGTATATTGTGACTCAAATACAAATATTTTAGAATGGGGTAGTGAAGAAATAGCACTACCATATAGATCACCACTCGATAATAAAGTGCATCGATACTTTCCGGATTTTTATATAAAGGTAAGAGAAAGTAATAACAAAATCAAAAAATATATTATCGAAGTCAAACCAGCAAAGCAAACAATAGAACCCAAAGTTAAAAAAAGAAAAACAAAAGGTTATATTTACGAAGTGCGTGAGTATGTTCGAAATCAAGCAAAATGGGAAGCTGCAAAAGAATTTTGTAAAGATAGATTATGGGAATTTAAGATAATTACAGAAAAAGAACTCGGCATCAAATGAATAGTTATCCAACCGATGATAATAGTAATCGCATAAGAGGTGTTGTTGGTGATATCATCGGCACGGAGGATGCAGATGATTTGATGGTTAATTTAATGGAAGCAGTTACTGACTCTAGCACTCCAGTTCCAGACGTTGGTAAGTATTATATATTTGTTTATAATCCAAAAACACCAAATCTAAGATATGATCAAAATCCTCTTGTTGCAGTCACTGATATCTTCCGATGGGGATTTCGTGGTATTAACTTACACATGGGTGGATACCGTCAATATACATGGACAGAGGTTGCAGGAAACCTTTATGAAATATATCCAGATGAGTTGGCAGACGTAAGAGAGATACCTTTTGGAAAATTCTTACTAAATAGTTAAAAAAGTAGGTCGATTATGGTTAGAGGAGTTAGAGGCAGTGGAGCAAAAGAAAGAAATGGGACTCCTTATGTAAATCCTAATCCAAGTAATAATGTAAGAGGTAGTGCATTTAATGGAGGAGTTAAGAAATCTGTAATAAACAAAGTTGATCCAAGACAATTTGATAGTAGAAGACCTAGTAATACAGGATCTAGTGGTGGAAGATCAAGTGGTAGAAAACCATCTGTATCTTTAAGATATCCAAATGCACAAATCACAGATAATACCGACTACTTAGAAATAAAGGTTGTAGAATATATTCCTACTGGAAATCCAAGTAATTTTGATTTTAGTCAACCCACCAGACAGACTGAGGATAGTAGAGCACAGTACTCATCATCTAATAGTAACTTTAGTATTAAAAGAAGTTCAGATAATTATAGTTCTAATAATGAAAAAGTAATAGGTACGGTTCTATTACCAATTCCTCAAAGTGTTATAGATAATGTAGGAGTTGACTGGGGAGACAGTAAATTAAGTGGTTTCGCAGCTGCAGGTGTTGCTGCAGGTATGGCAGGTCTTCAATCTGATACACTGGTTGGGGGTGCTGATAAATTATTGAAAGGAGGTTCAAACGCTGTATCACAATTATTCAAAGAGGGAGGAGTTTCACAGGATGCTGCCTCTTCATTTTTTGCAGCTCAGGCAGTTAAAGTGTTCAACTCTAATGTGAATCCACAAGAGATAGTAACCAGAACTACAGGTCAAGTATTAAATCAAAATTTAGAACTATTGTTTAAAGGTGTTCAATTAAGATCATTTAATTTTGAATTTACTTTAACACCAAGAGATGTCACTGAATCTAATACTATCAAACAGATAATAAGACTTTTCAAACAAAATATGAGTGGAAAGAAAAATGGTGCGAATAATGCTGGTGGTTTATTTTTGAGCAGTCCAAATATATTTAAATTATGCTATAAAACTGGTGGCAAAAAACATGCATATTTAAATTCATTCTTTCCAATGGCAATGAAAAGTGTAGGTGTGAACTATACTAATGCAGGGACTTATGCAACTTATGAAGATACAACTCCTGTCAATATGAAAATGACTATATCTTTACAAGAAATAAATCCAATATACAATGAAGATTATGATACTGGAGACGGAACAATAGGAGTTGGATACTAATGGGTTATTTTTCAGAACTACCAAATTTACAATATCAATCACCATTTTCTGATAGATTATCAGACTCATCATATGTGTTTGTGAAAAATATTTTTCGTAGGATGAAAGTCCGTGATGATTTACAAAATGTGTTGACTGTTTTTAATAAGTATCAAATAGCAGATGGAACAAGACCTGATAATGTTGCGGAAGAATTGTACGGAGAATCAGAATATGATTATGTGGTGCTCTTGACTGCAAATATCACAAATGTTAGAGATCAATGGCCAATCACAAATAAAGAACTTTATGATTATGTGGTTCAAAAATATGGTTTAGAAAATGTAAATAGAGTTCATCATTATATTACAAAAGAAATAAGAGATTCAGATGGAAAATTAATTCTACCTGCAGGTAAAGTTGTAGGTTCAAATTTTACAGTGAATTATTTTGATTCAACACCTGTGAATAGAACATACGGACAAATAGAGAATTTAAATATAAAAAGTAATGAAAATGAATATATTGACGGTATTTACACGGACATTGGAGTAACTACAAATGGTGTCGGTACAGGTGCATCATTTACCGTTACTGTTACTGATGGAAAAATTACAACAGCAACTGTTAACAATAAAGGGAAGGACTATGATTTAAATGAAACTATTCAATTTGTAGGAATCCCGAAAGTTTCTGATTCACATGATATTTCTACTACAATTTCTGTCAAAGAAAGACTCACCAATACGACATCTATTTCTAATTATGAGTATGAGGTTGATGAAAATGAAAAGAAAAGGACAATATATATTCTCAAACCAACTTACTTAGGTCAATTTTTAGATGACATGAAAAATGAGATGATCTATAAAGAATCATCTCAATTTGTAAATCAAAGATTAATTAAAACAGAAAATACAAGAGTAACTATACCCTAATTATTCCTCTGCGAGTTTTTGGAAGTAAGATAAAGCATCATCATCTTCAAGAGAATCATTTGCTTTGGCAGCAGTTGCTGTCACTAATTCTTCTGCTGAACCACGATCACTATCTTCTTCATCAAAACTTGCCACTTCTGGACGAGCAGTAGATACATTACCAAGAACATAGTTGAGTCTTGTTTTTAAGTCTTCATAAGACTTGAACTGATCAGCAGCAACGAACTCAGCAAGTGAAAATTCTTTTTTCCATAGTGCTTCAAGTGCGTCATCATCATCAAGTAATGGTGTTTGAGCAGTGAATTCAGAACTATCATAGTTTCTGTAACCTGCTACGTTCTTTGCTTT